CTATATCTCCACGCTCACTTCCGTACCTGTCTTAAACTCCACCGTCAGCCTGCCGTCATATACCGTCACCCTGTTGACAATCCTTCTGACCAGCTTGTCGTCAAACTCGAAGAGGATGCCGGACTGGCTATTAAGGAACTCCATCATCTCTGCAATCTTTTGCCGCTTGTTCTGCCGCTCGGCGTTGCTGGCCAATGTTTCCTGCCGCAGCTCCCGCAATCGGTAGATTTCGTTTGCCACACTGTCATAGGCCGCTTTTGTACTGGCAAGCCGCAAGAGTTCATGCTGCAGTTCTTCAAGCTTTTTATCTATAGCTTCCGTGCTTTCATCAAACTCCCCGCCCAATGCCGTTTCAATGTTCCTGCGGAGAGTTTCAATAAACTCATCCCGCCCGGCAATTATGCTGTTGATAGCTTTGAGCACTGCTTTCTGCAGTTCTTCCTCTGGAACGGTCGGCGAGCCGCAGTCAGAACCTTTTTCCTCCAGCCTGCCAGCGCACCGCCATACAATGGACTTTTTGCCGCGGTTGTTCCAATGCACCCTGCGGTAAATTTCACCGCACTCTCCGCAAAAAACGATACTCGACAGGGCATATTTGGAACTGTAAACGCGCTTGCCGCCTTTCTCGCCGCTCCGAAGGTTTGCCCGTCTTGCCAGCTCTTCCTGTGCCTGCATAAAAAGCTCCCGCGGAATAATCGGCTCGTGGCTGTTTTCTACATAATACTGCGGCACGATGCCGTTATTGACAACCCGTTTCTTAGAAAGGAAATCCACTGTATAAGTTTTCTGCAAAAGGGCGTCCCCGATATACTTCTCGTTTTTGAGTATCTTTCGGATAGTTTCCGGCCGCCATTTAGGTTTGCCTGCAGCGGTAAGAATGCCGTCAGCTTCAAGGCCGCGGCCTATCTGCAGAAGGCTCGCGCCCTCAAGAAACTCCCGATAAATGCGTTTGACGATTTCCGCTTCCTCGGGAACAATAACCAGCCGTTTGTTTTCATCCTTTGTATAGCCTAAGAACCGGTTGTGGTTTACCTGTATCTCGCCGTTTTGAAACCGGAATGCAATGCCCATCCTGACGTTCTGGCTGAGCGACTGGCTTTCCTGTTGCGCAAGGCTCGCCATGATAGTTAAAAGAATTTCTCCTTTGCTGTCCATGGTGTTGATGTTTTCTTTCTCGAAAAACACCGGTATGCCCTTGTCCTTCAACTGGCGTATGTATTTCAAGCAATCGAGGGTATTCCTGGCAAACCGGCTGATGGATTTGGTTATCACCATATCGATTCTGCCCGCCATGCATTCCTCGATCATGCGGTTGAATTCCGCTCGTTTTTTTGTGTTTGTCCCAGTAATTCCTTCATCCGCAAATATTCCGGCCAGTTCCCACTCCGGATTGCTTTGGATGTATCTGGTATAATGCTCTATCTGCACTTCATAACTGGACGCCTGTTCTTCATTGTCAGTAGAAACCCTGCAGTAGGCCGCTACCCGCAGCTTTTGCCTGGCATTAGCCTCTGCAGTTCTATTCTGCCTCGGTTTTGCCGGTATTACCGACACGGTTTTTGCTGCCGCCAACTATAATCAGCTCCTTCCCATATATTTTTCCGTTAATAAGTTCAAACACCGCCGCCCCGCTGTGAAATACCGTAATTCTCTTAACAACCTTTGACATAAACTTTCCGTCGAAAGCGGCCGGCACATTGTCCATAATGTTTATCAGCTTTTCCGTCATATAATCGAAATCATCTGCTTCAACCAGCGAATAGGCATACTCTGCCTGCTTAAGCGGATCATCATATTTCTTCTCAATAACCAGCCACTTTTTGGGCGGCCTTGCTTTTACATCCTCCATATCCAGCGCGCAAACAACTTCCATGAATGCTTCTTCAAGACTCTGTTCCGATATCACTGGGCTGGCGCAGCACAGCCGCCCTTTGACGATACGCCTGCTGCACCTCCACCGTTCCTTGCCGTTTTCCGCGTAGCGGCGGTATTCGCTACCGCATTCGCCACAGAAAATCCTGCCCCAAAAAGGCGAGATGTTTGATTTGTCGTCAGCAAAGTAATTCCGGTTTCTACCAAGCGTGTTTGCGCGCCATATGCGCTCTTCCTGAACACGGTTAAATAGCTCTGCATCGATAATGGCAGGATAAAATCCGTCGCCAAGATACCGCTCGTCGGAAAGCATCAGTCCAATTGAAGCATGCCTGCGGGGAATGCCCGCCTTTTTTGCCGCGCCCTCCAAAGACAAGCCTCCGGCATATTCTGCAAAAAGCGTCTTGACTTGCGCGGCTTTGTTTTTGTCAAGAAATGCAGACCCGTTTTTAATTTTATATCCGTAAGGTATATGCGCCATTTACCGTTCAATCCTTTCCCTTAAGACAAGGCCGCATTTCATTCGGAATCCAATTTCTGCCGGCGAAAAAACGGTGATGCCTTTCACAAACCTTTCAAAGAGCAGTTCATCAAACTCCTCAATAATGCCGCCTTCTTTTGAGAGGTATTTAAGCAGCGCTTCCGCTTCTGAAAGCGCAGATCGTCCTCCGGCAGAGGACGCTGCCAGCGCTGCCCGCTGTTCCCTGAGCCTTGCCGTTTCTGCCTTAATTTCATTGTTCTGCTTATTAAAAAGAACGGGATCCAGATACCCTTTCGTCAGGAAACTGACCAGTATCTGCGCCCGCTCCGCGTTTTCCTCTATTTTTGTGTCAATTTCTCTTATCTTTGCATAAGAACCGCTTGCATCCTGTTCCTTCATAGCTTCAACCAGCGGCTTCAAAATGATGCTGTGATTGCTGTATAATTTGTTCATCATCAAAACAAATGCTGCTTTGATGCGGTCATCGCGAATGTATACCATGGAGCAATCCTTGGTCTTGCTGGCAATGTGCTTGCTGCAGCACCATGCAACGTATTGCCCGGGCTTATTTGCCATATGGATCCGCCGTTTGAATACGCTGCCGCATTCGCCGCAGATAATCCTGCCGGAAAAAGCATAGCGGTTCAGGTATTTGCCTGTGCCTTTTTCAATTCCTTTTTCACGGCCGCGCTGTTCCAATATGCGCTTTGCCGCTTCAAAATCCTCCCGGCTTATGATGGCTTCATGATGATCTTGCATATAATACATTTCTTCTTCGCCATGGTTATAATGACGGATAAAATTATCGTCGGTATAGGTCTTTTGAAAAAGAGCATCGCCCACATACTTCTCATTTTCGAGTATTCCGCGGACAGCCGATGCCGTCCATTTCTTTCCCCGAGCGGGTTTGATGCCGTCTGCGTTAAGTCCTTCTGCCACGGCATGGGTGCCTCTGCCTGCCAAAATTTCCGCAAAGATACGTTTAACCACCGCTGCCTGCTCTGGACGCGGAACTATCGTTTCGTTTTGATACATATATCCATAGGGCGGGTTTGCAAGCTTGAACGTCCCGCTTTGAAACCTCCTCTTAATGCCCCATTTGTTGTTCTGCGAGATGGAAACCGACTCGTTTTCCGCAAGGCTGCTGAGCACCGAAAGCAAAAGCTCGCTGTCCATGGAGCGCGTGTTGATGTTCTCCTTTTCAAAATAGATGAAAATGCCAAGCTCCGAAAGCCTGCGGACGATCTCAAGGCAGTCGGCGGTATTGCGCGCAAACCGGCTGATGGATTTTGTAATGATAAAGTCAATCTTATGCTTCTCGCAGTCCCGCAAAAGCCTCAAAAGCCCTTCGCGGTTTTCCTTTTTAGTGCCGGAAATGCCCTCGTCGCAGTACAGCCCGGCAAATTCCCACTCAGGATTGTCCTTTATAACCTTCTCATAATGCTGCTTTTGCGCCTCAAGGCTTAAAAGCTGGTCGTCATTGTCGGTGGATACCCGGCAATAGGCCGCCACCCGGAGCTTCAGGGATGAAACAAACCTGTCCCCATTAGCTTCAATCTTCATTACTTTTCGCATCATTTTCACCTCCTCCCGGGGTGGACATGATACCTCTGCGTGTAAATAATAGCAAGGCAATTACGCCATCAGCCGCGCGAGCTTCGGCGAGAAAGATTTGCGGTTTAAGTCGTCGATTTTGTGGAATTCATCCGGTGTGATTAAGCCCCCGTCAAGCATCCTCTGCAGGATTTTCCTGGAACGCCAGTAATCCAGCTCGCCCTGCAGCTCCTCCGGCGGCATGGCAAGCTTCGCCTTTTTCACATAATCCTCAAATCCCTCCGGATGCATGGAAACCGTTCCCGCATAGGCCACAACAAACACCTCCCGCGTTTAAACTATGCGGGAGCGGACAAGCCGCCGCTCCCGCCAATATATTTTTTCATTTGCCAGCCTGCACTTCATTTCGGTATTTTCAATACCTGTCCGGGATAAATCGTTGCCGAGGACAGACCGTTTAATGACATAATCTCCGGGTACCTTGCCCCGCTGCCGAGCTGCTTTCGGGCAATGCCCCAAAGGGAATCGCCTTTTTGCACAATGTACGTCTTAGGATTGCCCGCAGCGTCAAGCAGCTTCCTTACATCGGCGCGAAACGCATCCATGGACTTTCCGAAACGCACAAACCAATGCATAACGTCGCTGTGGTTGCTTGCTATTCCGAGCTTATAGCCCTCCGAATGGCAGATGACGTCCTTTTCGGTAAGTCCGTACTCCTTGCAAAGATAAGCGCACAGTTCGGTGGCTTCCTTGTAGACGGCGGCAAAATATGAAGCGTCGCTCAGCCCGTCCTCGCAGATTTCAAAACCGATATATGAATCGTTGCCGGAGCCGCCGCAGTGCCAGCCGCGCATATTCCATGGAAGCGTCTGGTAGGTGGCGATGCTGCCGTCGGCGAGTTTCCCGATGAAAGCATGGACGCAGACCTCCCGCCCGTCTGGCCTGTCCTGGTTCCAGTGGTTGTTGTACGGATTTTTGCCAAGAAGCCCGTCGTCCGGGCCGACATAGCGCTTGAGCCACGGGTTGTTCGCCCCGGTGGAATGCACCATGACGCCCTTCGGGACAATGGTTTTGCCCGCTTTATAGCAGGCGTTGTTTGTCAGAATGAGTTTATGCAGGTTCATTTACTTGTCCTCCTTATCTGAGCGGTCGTGAAGCTGCTCCAAGACCGCCTTGAGCTTTTCGGGAACCGGCAGCCCTATGTGCGCGGCGTTTTCCAGTATTGAAATCCCCTCGTTGCTGAGATAAAAGAAGATAACCGCCGTCCGGATCGCGCCGCCGCTTACGAGCACCTGGCTGTCGATGATATGTCCCACGCCCACCAGCACAAAAATGAGCACCTTCTTGAAGATGCCCTTGGCTCCGACTTCGCTTGAAAGCTTCCTGTCCGCAATCGCGCACATCACGCCGGTCAGATAGTCGATAGCCACAAAGGCGATCAGCGCATACAGAAAACCGTCCGGCCCGCCGAGAAACCAGCCAAGGAATCCGCCGATGGCGGCAAAGGCCGCCTGCACCCAGTTCCATACCGTTTTCATTGATAAAACCTCCGTTTCAATCAAATTTGCATATTAAAAAAGCGCCCTGCCATAAAGCAAAGCGCTGAATATATAAGACTTTTACCCTATATCTGTTTCGGAAGCGCCTCCCACAGCCGCATATCCTCCTGCCCAAGCGACCAGATGGCTATACCTCGCAATTTCCATCGATAAGCCGCTTCGTTTGCCCAGTAAACAAGGCTATCCACATCCTGGTAATACAGAATAGAAAAACCATCCGCATCTCCGAGAAAAAGTCGGGATATCCAGATATTGATGTCCTTCGGGACGATTTTGACGAGATAATCGTTGCCGCAGGAAAGCTCCAAAAGCGAAGAGTGGAAAAAATCATAGTCCAGCGAAATGTCCTCGCTGCGGATGGCCGTTTCCTCCACGTCACTGTTTACCGAGAACACCTGAAACTCCTCGTCCCAAGTGACGCCCGTACGGGGAATCCTGCCATAGCTTGCTGTTGTGCCGTCCGGGAGTTCCACATCAAAGCGTTCATACGGCTCATATACCCACACATCGCCAAGCCGCAGAAGCTCACATACTATCCGGCTGTCCGAGCGGATTCCGGCATAACCGCTTGCACTGCTTACAGCCGCCGTAAAGCGCAGGGTGGAGCCTGCGCCGGAATAAACCCTCACCGTATTGCCGCGCTTTCGCATTTCAATGGTGTACATATTGGGGTTTGTACGGATTTCGCTGTCCGGAGTTTTTGAAAAGCTTGTGGAATAGCTTCCAAGCAGGGAAGCGCCTTGGTACAGTTCGATCCTCTGCGTATTGTAATTAAGGCAGCAGAAAATATCGCCTAGGAACACTCCCGCCCTGCCGCCGCCGTTTTGCGGGAAAGCAAGCCTTGCCCGGATATGGACGTCGGAAAAGCCGTCGTACTTCCATGCAAGCTCGCCATGTCCTTCAAGCTGGGAATAGGGGCGGTCGGCAGAGCTTTCCGGATCCTGCCACACGCTCCACTGCCCGGAAAGGATCGTCCAGTAGCTTTCCGGCAGGATGTTCCTGTCCCGGAAATCCTCGTACCATATGAGGGCCGAGTCGGGTTTCCGGCGCAGCATTTCAAATGTCAGCTTAAACCCCTTATCGGGAGACGCCATCACGCCGTTTACATCCTTAAATTGCCTCGGCGACAGCATATATGCCGCCTCGCCCGCAAAAGGGTACTCTGCAAAATTGCTGCACACCCGAAATCCGTAAAACTGGACTCCCGGCACACCACCACTTATGCTGACAGCGTGCATACCCTGTGTCAGAAATACACCCTTTTCAAGAGTCAGCCAGCAAAGCCTTCTCCAGTACGGCCACCACAGGCGGCTTTCGCTGAAGGTCTTCGCATTGCCGTCCAGGGAAACCACAATCGCGTTTTTATCCCAATAGGGAAAGCAAAGCCGTACTGCGACATCGTAATATCCCGCTTGTGCTATCTCGAACCGGTACTCCGCCGACGCCTCCGCATCGCCAAGCGAGGCCATGCCCTCCGTAACAATGACATTTCCCTCATACTCGTCCGGAACGCCGTTTCTGTCGATATATACGGTTCCGAACTCCGCTCTCTGCTCCTTGCCGTAGCCGGTCAAATACCTCCGCCTGTTGTACACTCCTTTTTGCAGCGGGTACTCCCAGGATACGGCGTCCCAGCCCTCCATATAGTCATATACATGAGGCAGCGCCCACGGAACTTTGTTGTAGTCATCCCAGTAGGCGACAATGGGAATGAACGGCTGGGGCGGCGCGTCATTGGTAAAGTTGTAAACCCCCGTCATCCAGTATTTGGCCGCATAGTAGGTGTTGGAAGTCCCCCGGTAGGTTTTTCCCAGATTCTCAGGCAAATCATAAATCTGCCAGTTCCAGCCATAGGCTGGCAGCCCCATAAATATCTTGTCCGGCGACATTGCTGTAACAGCATAGTTGTATATGCCCTCCAGCCAGTCCCGGGGGGATACGGGGCCGGGAGCGGAGCCCGCCCAAGCCATGCCGTAGCTCATGATGGTGGCTGTATCGCAGTACGGATCGAGGTCTGAATATACGCACCAGTTTTCGCCGCCAACCGACCCTTGAACTCCAGTCATGCCCGGCAGGCAGATGTTGACGAGTTTCTGCGGGTTATATGCTTTTACGGTATTATAGATATCCCGGAACAGGGCGTTTGCCGCGTTCCTGTTTTCATACCCCCCGCCGCGCTCCAGGTCGATGTCCACCCCGGCGCACCACGGATACTTGTTCATGATCCGCACGATCTCAGTGAGAAACTTATCCTTTGCTCCGTTTGTGTTATTCCTCAGCGCGGTAAAAACAGAGGCTGTTCCATGGTTCATAATGGTCAGCAGCCACTTAATGTGCGGCCATTTTTGGATATACGGAAGCATGCTGCTGATGCTGGTGCCGGTTTCGGTGATTGTGCCTGTCGCGTCAACTTCAAAGGTAAAAATCCCTACCGTATCAAAGCGGTCGCCGTAGTCCCTGAGCGCTTCATACATCCTCGCATTGCCCATAAAGCTCCACACCATGCACCGTTTGCCTTTCAGATAATCCCTCACAGGCGCTCACCCCCGTCCTGCATCTCCTGAAATTCAAAGAGCACCCGCGCCGATTTCCCCTCCTCCAGCTTCACCGCATGCTTGCTGTCCCATGCCGCCGAATATTGATAAAATCCTTCCTTCCGGGCAGGACTGCCGTTTTTAAGGCACCGGCGGGCAGACGCCAACAGCGCCAGCTCATCGCCCGCATTCACCGGATCAAGAAACCTCGCCTTGTGCGCGCCCAAGCCCTGGGAAAGCTCAATGCCGCCTGCCGCCATGTCCTGTACGGGATAGATATAACAGTCGATTTCCGCGGATGTTTTGCCCAGGTTGAATAAAATAACCGTTTCCGCCGTCCGCACCACGCCGTTGTAATGGCGTGGCGGGACGGACTCCCCGTTTTCCCGGAATTTCGCCAGCATGTTGTTTGTGTGGACGGTGTACCCCGTCAGCCGGTCTCCTTCCTGAAACTGCAGGTCGGTAAAATAGAGGCTGCCGGTGCAGTCGGAAAGCTTAAGCGTCACAGTCACGCCCGCCACATGCCTGCCGCCCTTTATCTGTATGGTTTCCGCAAACCTTGAAAACTGCATCATCAACACCTACCCGTCCAATGTCCACCGTATCTCGCACGCATGACCCACCCAGCCGGTGGCCACCGAGCCGCCCTGCAATAATAAGTCCGTAAAGTAAACTATGCCGGTGCAGTCGGTGACGCACAGCCGGATGGTGATGGACTTGACTCTGCTCCCACTCTTGGGAGAAATATTGTGCGCAGTTTGATTGAAATACGCCATATCCGCCGCCATCCTTTAAAATAAATCTATAAACCTTGTTTCGGTCGTGCCGTCCTCGTATTCTATGACTACTTCAACGCCCACCTGGCCGTTTTCGCCCTTTTGGAGGTTTTCGGAAGCGATCTGCGCCGAAAAGGTGTAGCTTTTGCGCGTTGCCGGGTATACCGTCTGCGACAGGCTCTTTGTCATGCCGGGCACGCCCTCCGCTTTAAAGGAAGCCGTTCCCGAAACGCCGTTCCCGGTATTCACCTCAAATCCTGAATTGACCCAGTAGGCAAAGCCGTCGTCCGCCCGGGAATTGCGCAGATGGTTGAACGGCACCATATCCTTGATCTCCTGGCGGTCGAGGAGATCGGTTGAAGACAGCGTATCTGCCGCCTTGTCCCACTGTGCCGAAGAATCGCCAAGCTCCCGAAGTTTTGTGGAAAGCTCGATCACCGTTTTCCATGGCTCCTGAAGGTTGTACTGCCGCCGCACGACGCGGGTCTTAACGGAAAGGCCCAGTTCCTTGTCGTCCACCGTCACAATGTCTCCCAGTTTCCACGCTTCATGCTCATAGCCTGTCAGCGCCGACAAATCCATGGCCGACAGCACGTAGGAAACGCGGGGCCGCGAATATTCCGCAAGCCGCATCCTTGCATATTCCAGCATCTGATACGGATTCGTAAACGCCGAACAGTCAAGCGTCGACACCCTCACTTCGCTGGAAAAGCTGTAATCCTCCACATACTCCTTGCCTCCGTTGATGGAAGCAAAGGTCATTCCGTCCTTCCCGTAGACATAAAGCCTTGTCACCAGTTCCCGCGTATCGACGATCCGCTGGATGCTTTTTAAATTCTTTCTATACGAAAAAAGCGCTCCGCTGTCAGTACCACTGAAAGTCAAAAGGTGTACCAGCCGGTTTGCGCTGTCAAAAACAAGGTCGCCGCCGTAGATGTTCTGCACAGCGCGCAAGATGGACAGAGCATTTTTCTCGGTGCACTGCCATGTCCGCTTCGCTGTTACGGTAACATTTCCCGCCGACCAGCCGGTACCAAGCAATGCGTATTTCATCGGTACATCTGCAGTATCCGCATTAAAGTCTGCAGGGGCCTTTTCCGCGCTGAAGGACAAGTCATAAAACGCCGCCTCGGCGTAAACCTGCGTAATGATGCGCCCGTCCTCGCTCTTGTTGTCCGTCAGAGTGCGGATCCGGTAAATGTCGCTTGCGATCTGCACCTGCTTTTCGTTCTCCAGCGCGTTTCTTTTTGGGTCATGGAACGGAAGCTTGAACTCCAGCGTATCCGCGCCGTTTACCTCGCCGGTAACGATGACGTCAATGGCATTTTCAAGGACGGCCTCCCATGCCCCGTTTTCATCCAGTATCACCGGCTGGGCAAAGCCAAGCTTTTCATAGGGCGGCTTAGGGATGTCGTGAAGCTGGATTTCCAGCAGTTTCGGCGTTTTTGATGTGTCGGCGGTGGTCAGCGTCACCCGGAAGCGGATGTATTGCCGGTTTGGGGACTGAAGCTCGCCGCTGGTTCCCACCGCCTGCCATGCCGACCATTCCTGCAAATCGTCGCTCGTGCTGGTCTCTACCAAGGAAACTGACGTTACACCAGCCGTATATTCGCTGGTTGCCGACACACGCCCGCTGCCGGACAACGCGCAGGGCGCCGCCCTGGTGTACAGCACGCCGCTTGCGGGATAAACGCCGTTTGCCGCTTTAAGCGTAACCGATCCCGGCTCCGTCAGGGCGTCCACGCTTGCGGCGCTGTCTGCGCCGTTCGCCAGCAGCGCGTTCCTAAAATGCTGCGCCAGGTCGTCGATGGTCAGGCGCGAATCGGTATCCAGAAACCAATCGTCAAAGCCGCCCGCGAAATAATAGGTGTCGGCGTGCATGCCCATGACGATGTTCGCCGTACAGGACGGGTTGAGCGTGCCGGTAAAGGTGCGCTTGGGGGCAATCCAGACCGCGCCGCTGCCCCGGTCGCAGAGGATAATCTGCGACGTTTTGGCAGTAACCTCAATGACGGCCGCAATGAAGTACCAGCCGCCGTTTACCATAGAAAAGCTCGGCGTTTCGCTCTGGTCAAGGATCAATGAGCCAGCGGAGTTGTAGAGCATCATGCGCGGCCTGCCCTGATAGAGGGACACATAAAAGATTGGCTGGCCGGGTCCTTGCCGGGTGTTAAAGATAGGGCAGTATGTCTGCCCCACCGAATAAGTGGTGGGGTTGATCCAGCCGCCTACGACAATCCTCTCTCCCAGATTGCTGAAAATGCTGCCGTCGTTGGCAGCTATAAGGTGGGTCTTTTCCGAAGTTGGGTTGACGATGTTTTGACGGAAGTATCGCCCGAATCTTCCGGCAATCAGACTCGCCGAAGTGCCCGACCAGCCGGAGACGGTAAAATGCCTGCCATGCCCTGACGAATCCAGAAGCCGCAGATTGCCGTCCGGCGCGCTTTCGTTGAAGCGCCACAGCGCGGACGTCCGCGCGGTTACAGGAAACTCCCCGGTAAAATCCTCCTGATTCGTCAGGATTGATTTTATTGCCATACGCTCACCTCCATCTGCTTTTCGCCTGTATTTTAAGTTCCGTGAAAACTGCATTTGCCGCGGCAATCTCTATATTGTTCACGCCCTTCCTGAGGATCGGGAAGTTCAGCTCCCGCAAGCACGGCAGGCCGTTTCTCAGGGTGTTTCCGGCGGCGTCCGTCACCTTGGCGGTCACCATGCCGGAATCAATGACCAGCGTCTCGCCCTCCGCCAATGGTCCGGCAATCCGCAATTCCTCTCCATTTGTAATGAGCGAAATATAGCTTGAAGAGGATGTGGAGATCGCGCCCTTCAAGAGATACACCGGTTCGGAGTCGGCGTTTCCCGTAAGCCTCTCCGCCGCATGAGTTCCTGTTTCGGAAATAACGAATATTTCATCCTCCAGCGCGTAGGCATACGGGTCGGGGCAGACAAAACGAAGTTCGAAGCTTCCGGCCGTCCGCAGCAGCCGCCCGCAGTCCACCGCTTCCGATAGCCGCGCCATGAAATAGCGGTCGGGCACGTCGTCGAGGATAAGCTGCTTAAGCCCGTTTGCCGGATTCAGCCATTCGGCTGCGTTATCCAGAACCGATACCAGCTCGGCAAAGCTGCGCCGGGGAAGCACACTGCAGCTTATGGTTATGTTTCGCTCGGAGATATCGCATCCGAAATCCGCAACGCCCGCTTTGCCCGGCACGGTTTCAAAGGAGTTGCGCAGGGCAGGGAACACCTGCCATCCGGCAAGCCTTGCCCGTATTTTCATGCTTTGCGACGATATGCCGTTGTAGATAAATCCCATAAGCACCCCCCTCTACGCTGTGCTGAAGCGCCCCTGCGCCCTTGATCCGGTCTGCATCAGGTTGTACAGCTCCTGCGAGATCCTGCGGATATCATCCTCGCTGCGCACTATCATCTGCTGAACAACGACCAGCGGGCCGGAAGCTGAAGCGGCGGATCCGCCGCGTCCGTTTACGCTAATGTCAGGCGAAATATTAAAGTCCGTCGGCACCGCATTTTGCATGTCGTCCGCCACTCTTGCCATGGCCTTGTTAAAGCCCTCGCCGAGGCCCAGCGCCATATTGCCGCCGATGCCTTCAAAAACGGTGGACGGGGAGCGGATGCCAAGGAAATTTTTCACGCCGTCGACAATGCCGGAGAAAAAGCCGCTGACCTTATCCCACAGCCAGCTTCCGAGGCTCTTGATGCCTTCCCAAATACCCCTGACAATGTTCCTGCCGATCTCAACCACCGAAACAACCGCCTTGCCCAAGCCTTCAAGGATGGCCGCAACAATCTGCGGAAGCGCCTTGACCAGCTCCGGAATAGCTTTGATCAGGCCCACAACCAACTGGACGATAAGCGTAATCCCAAGTTCTACGATCTTCGGAAGGTTGCTTGTCACGAAATCAATGATTGACGCGATAATTCGCGGAAGCGCCTCGATAAGCTTTGGCAGAGCGTTTAAAAGTCCCTGCGCCAGCCCCTCGATAATGGCAAAGGCCGCATCTAAAATTTGATCCATGTTGTCAATAAGCGTTTCGCAAATAAGGATAATAGCTTCAACTACAGCGGGTATCAGTTCCGGAAGCGCCTCTCCGATGCCGGACGCCAGCGTCGCAATCATTTGCACCGCGGCTTCCACCAAAGCGGGAAGGTTGTCAATAATCCCCTGCACCAGCGCCATTACAAGCTGCAAAGCGCCGTCGGTTATCTGCGGCAGTGCGTCGATTAAAGCCTGCAGCAGCGTCATGACAATCCGCACCGCCGCGTCGATAATAACCGGCAGATTGTCCACAATAGCCCCGCCGATGGAAGTCACGATATCCAGGCCCACCTGAATGAGCTTCGGCAGGTTTTCCATCAGCATATCCACAAGGCTTCCCACCGTATTGCCAATGACCTCGCTTATCTTTGTCCAGTCGCCGTTGGCCTCGGACAGTCCCCGCGTAAAATCGCCAAGAAGTGTAACTCCGTCGTCGGCCAATATCTGAAGCTGGGGAAGCAGCACGGTGCCCAGCATGTTCTTTGCCGCCTCGCCGCCCGCCTTGAGCCGTTGGATGCTGTCGTCAAATTTTCCGAGGGCGTTCAGTGTATCCTCGCTCATCACCGCGCCCATGCGCTTTGCTTCCTCGGTCAGTTCCGCAATGCCTGCAGAACCTTGCGATATAAGGGGATTGAGTTCCTGCGCGGACTTGCCGAAAATCTGCATGGCCAGCGCGTCGCGCTCGGTTTCGTTGGACACTTTGCCAAGCGCATCTATGGTTTCCCAGTATACGGCTTTGCTGTCGCGCAGGTTGCCGCTCATGTCAGTTACCGAAACGCCAAGCCTCCGGTAAGCGTCCGCGATCTCGCCGGTGCCTTTCCGTGCGGAAGACATGGATCTGACGTTCCTTGCCATGCTGCCGGTTAAAGTGTCCAAGGACACATCCACAAGCTCCGCCGCGTATTTGTACGCCTGCAGGCTGTCGGCGGACATGCCGGTTACGGTCGAGGCGGTAAGGATTTCATCGGCATAGGCAGCCGAATTGACCGACATATCCACCAGCGCCTTGCCAGCACCGACTGCCGCCGTGCCGATGGCCGCCAGGGCCGCGCCCATGGCCACGCCGATCCCTTTCAAAACACCGCCCAATTTTTCAAAACGCCCGCCTGCGTCATCCGCCTGATCCGCGGCATTTTTAATTTCTCTGCCAAATTCGTCCGCCTGTTTTTCCGCTTCGTCAAACTCTTTTCCCGCATTGTCCAGCGCTTTGTTGTTTGCCTCCAGCTCGCGCTCCATCTTGATTAGTTCCGCTTTGGCGTTGTTGAGCTGTATCTGCCATGACTGGGTGCGCCTGTCGGTCTCCCCGAAAGAGGAGGCGGCGTTGGCAAGCGCTTTCTCCAATGTGGCAATTTTTTCTTTCTGCGAGTCGATCTCTTTGCTAAGCACCCTGTTTCGCGCAGCGACAGCTTCAACGGACTTATCCTGCTTATCGAACTGGGATGCAACAAGGTTCATTTCGCTGCCAAGCACCTTGAAGCTCTGGTTGATTTCCCGGATGGCGTTCTTAAATTCCTTTTCGCCTTCAATCCCGATCTTTAAGCCAAAATCGTCTGCCACATAACCGCCTCCTTCCTGCAAAATTTTTAAATTCCATAAGGTATCACTTCATCTATGGTCAGCTCCCGCTTCGGTTTGGAAATACCTAAGAACTGCTTGTGGCACTCCCATAAGTCCAGCAGATATCCTATGGGCATAAGCCATGCTTCATCCTCGGTGCGGTTTAGCTGGACGGTACCATAATATATGAGCCGGGTAAACAATTCCTCATCGCTCACCCGGCTGGTGTGTTTTTTAAGTCATCCTCACTTTCAACGTTTCTTTTGGTACCCTTGAACATCGCTTCCATGATAGCGTCTTTGTATGCCGCCAGCTCCAGCGGGGATGTGAGAAGCTCCACCGTCTCCTCAGTCAGAAGCTCCCGCTTATCCTGATTTTTCAGATTGTGTATCAGAATGCTCTGGTTGGCCAGCAGCGTAATCAGCCATACCACTTCGTCCAGCGCCATCTCGAAGTTCTCGCTTTTCATCAGTTTCGTGCCGAGATTTTCAAGACCGCCGTACCTTTTAGCGATTTCCTTTGTCGCTCTGGTGGTTAGAATAAGCTGGTACTCTTCGCCGCCGATGCTGATGCTTGCGCTTCTGTCATTATCCTGCATTATTAGCTTCCTCCTCCCACAGCAAAGACAGGCTCATACACTTCGTTGAACCAGCCGGTAATAGTGGCAGGCAATACGCCGGGATCGTCCTCGCTGACCTCCGCCTTCCACGGATGCCTGCCCTGGCCGTCCGGCTTGTTGCGCCGCATAACCGTTCCCTCAATGGTAGGTGTCGAAAAGGTAATGCTGTCGCCTTTCGTCTGCAGATTTGCCGCCGGGATGCCGAATTTTACCCTGTACAGCCAGAAGTACCTGTACTTGCCGTTAGCTTTCTTGGCTCTAAAGCCAATTGCCACAGGAGCGCCTCCGTCCTCGCTGGCGGAAATCAGCACCTTGTTGTCGTCAATGGTGGCTCCCGTCAGAACCTCGGCTGCGGCGACGCCGATATCGTCCACGCCCAGCGATAGGGTGCCGGATTGAAACTCCTTGACGATCTCCGCCGCGCCGTCGTCGGCGTAAAGCGTCGCCTCGGCCAGTTCCACCGAAAGCTCCGCCGTAATCGCCTTGGCCAGCGGAACAGGCGTGCCGTAGGTTTCTTCCCCGTTTTCATTCTCGGTTATTTTTGCATAATACAACCTGTCCAGTCCGATTGTCGCCATGCCTCTCATTCCTCCTTTACTTCATATTCTTTTGCCACATCGATGGCATAGTGGTGATAGCCGGTATCGTCTTCGTGCCCGATATACCGCCGGTCTGTGATAGTGAAGTCCGCGTTCAGCAGCGCCTTCACCAACTGATTTTTGAGAGTCATATAATTGCCCTTGACAAACAAAGACAACCGCGCCTCTTGCACTTCATGGCGAGGACGGTTGTCGGCAAAGACTTCAAAGGTATCCGCCAGCGGCATGATCACGAGGTACTCATCCGGCGGTACGCCGCTGAATACGCCGGTTTCAACAGGGATGCTCAGTGTTTCCACTATGGAATTTATCTCAGACAATATGCTCATATCCGCCCCAGCTCCTCTTCAAGCCTTGCTTTCATCGCCTCGATGCAGGGCTTCCTCGAAGCCGATTTCGCCGGTTTCAAAAACGGCTTTGCGGGCTGTCCGGACTTGCCGTATTCGATGATATTGGCAATCATGGCGTTGCTTTCTCCGTCTTTTCTCGGCTCCGAAAAGCCTATTTTAATATTGTGGTTTCCGTCCCTGTCCTGCTTGGCAGGGGAGAGGCCCAAAGCGTTTACCAATTCTCCCGTTGTTCTGGACGGGTATTTAGTGCCGCTTCCGATGACCGACTGCAGGTTGGACTTCACTTTGGAAAGCACCATTTCTCCGCCCGCCTCCAGTACCTTTGGTATGATCTCGTCTGTCTTTTCTCCAAGCCTGGAAAGCCGGAGCAAAAACTCCTCCGGCATTTTTACATCAACCTTAGCCACGTCGCAGCCACCTCCAGTTACGTACCGCTTGATTTCACTTTCTCCGCAAGCGCCTCAATATACATCCCGCGCCCCTTTACATCCTCAACGCTGACAATGTTGTATCTGCCATCGCTGCAAACGAGTATAAGATCAGTGGTGATTTCAAGGTTCGGGATCCTGCGGAAACGGAACAGGGCGGACGCCTGCGAAAACGCCGCCCTGTTTGCCCATTTTTCACTGCCATGCCTGTCTTCCTTGTATGCCCTTACCGAAGCGAGAATGACATCACCTTTTTCAGCAAAACCCTCACTATCCTTAACCGGCTTGGTTGAGATGATGTCAACAAAGGTGTTCATTTTCCCAAAGCTCATTCATCAAACCCTCCAGTCCTTGTCCAGCCGCAGCAGCATATTCACCGTATTCCATACCTGCTGTCCCGCCTGTACGCTATCCCCGAAAAAACCAGCCGTCGAGCCATCCCTGCTTTCGTAGAAATGGCTCGACAGCATAATGACAGCCTGTTCAGTTGTGGGCGGCATGGGGTTTTCGGCATAATACCCCTCCGGCTTTTTCTGATAGCTCTCCGCATAGGCCACTGCGGCTTTGATGTATTCCTGCAGAAGCGCGTCATCTTCACTGTGCTGCAGTATGAGGTTGGCTTTGACTTTTTCTATAAGTTCCATGCCGCAGCTCTCCGTTTCTTATTAGGATGCCTTCTGCTGAAGAATTTTGACTGCCTCGGCCAGCACCAGCTTGCCGTCCACGCGCTGGGTTGCCATGAAGCCTACCTGACCGGTAGCGGCATACAGCTCGTTGAGTCGCTTAAAAACCCTGCCCTGGCGGTCTGCCACCCAGTAGTAGGAAAAATCGCCGAACACAATGGTCTTGGCTCCGGCGGCAATGGCAGGCATGTAGGCCGACGTCCTGACCGGGCGGTTGAGGATGGTGTCAGGCGTTCCGGCGGTAACGGAAGGCTGCCAGAGGTATTGGCCGTTGTTGTCTTTAAGCTTCCTGATGGCCTTGACGGTCGAATCGTTCATGATAAATACGGCGTTCCTGCGGTAGGGAGACTTAAGGCTGTAGAACAAATCCATAATCTCGTCAAGGGTAATGGCTGTCGCACTTGCCGCGGTAACGCCCACCTGGCCGCCTCCGTTATTGGCCAAAATTCCGGTCGGCTTGCCGGAGCCGTCGCCGACAAAGAAAGCTTCCTCCTCTTTGGCCCCTATGCGGCGGGCAAACTCTTTGGCGATATACTGCTCCAGATTGAATACGCTGTCGTTTAAGAGCTCCTCGGACACCTTGATCATGGTGGCCAGCTTGTAGGCTCCGATGGATACCTGTGCGAAGGAGTCGTCGCTTTCCGGGATCTGGCCTTCCTCGTCCACCCAAGATGCGGTGCCCTTGCTTGCCACCACCGGAATTTTTCTGTCTCCGCTGGACGTTGTAATGACATTGGCAATCTGGCGGAAGATATTCTCCTCTTCCAGCGCTTCCACAAGAGTGCGCTCAAATTCGTCGGGGACAAGATACCCGCCTTCGCTTTCAGTTCCTACCTGCAAGGCGTTCTGTACGTCAAAACTGAGTTTGTTGCGCATGGCCTTCCAAAACGCATTCTTATACTCGTCAGTTGCCCTGCCGGTTTTGGTTTCGCTTTGAGGAGCGGGTTTGTTGGTGATCGGATTGCTGACCGGCTTTGATAGTTCCAAGTCAATGGCAGCCTGACGCTCGAGACGTTCGATTTCTTTGCCCAGCGCAATAACATCAGCTTCCATTTTCTCATAGGCCGCGGTGTCCTCCGGTGAAAGCAATCCGTCGCTCCCGCGTTTGCTGTCAAGGAAAGCCTTAGCGGCTTCCCATGCTTTCGCGCGTTTTTCGCGCAGTTCCAGTATTTTGCTCATGTTCAAATCCTCCTTACGGTTTTATTTGGGGTCCCTGCTAAATCGCAGATTTAGTGGGGTAAAAGTAGAAAAAGCCGCTTTTCCAGCGACTCAACCGGGGTTCCTTTGGGTTTTTCTTTGGGTGAAAGCTTTTGCAGGATGGAATTAGTAACAGCCTGCCTGCTGAAGATCATTCCTCCTGATACTTCAAATTCGGAGGGGAATGATTCATTCTCCATAAACAGGATGCCGTCGGCAAAGCCCAGTTCCACCGCTTTCCTTGCGTTAAACCAGCTTTCCGCATCCATAAGGTGCGATATTTTCACCCGGGAAAGCCCGGTTTTCAGCTCATAGGCGTTGATGATGGATTCCTTTATTTCCTCCAGCATCGCGATAGCTTTCTCCATTTCCTCTGTATCACCGATGGCTATGGTCATTGGGTTGTGGATCATCATCATGCTGACAGGCGACATGAAGACGTCGCATCCGGCCATGGCAATGACCGACGCGGCGCTGGCCGCAATACCGTCAATCTTTACGGTGACCTTGCCTTTGTAATCCATCAGCATGTTGTAAATCTGATTGGCCGCAAACACGTCGCCGCCAGGGCTGTTGATCCAGATCGTTATGTCTCCCTCTCCCGACAACAGCTCCGATTTGAACTGCTTGGGAGTCACCTCGTCTCCCAGCCAGCTTTCCTCGGCTATGGGGCCGTCGAGGTACAAAGTCCGGCTGCCGTCATCGTTTTGTATCCAGTTCCAAAATCGGCGAACCGGCCTTGTTTTTTGTGACTTGTTCATTGTCCATTCCCTCCGTTTCAGCATTGGTTTTGCCTGCAAATGCTCCAGCATCGGCAAGCTTGGTCATATTACCGTTGACAAGATACAAATCGCCGCCCAGTTCCGCGGGAATACGGTTCATGTTCTCAAGCTCGCGGATATCGTTGGCGCTCATCCAGCCGTTCTGGCGCGCCACGGCATAGCCGTTCATGCGGCTGGCATAATCCCCGCGCAAGAGGCCGTCCACGTTGAACTTGACAAAGTATGTCCGCTTCTCCGACGGCAAGAGAAGCGCCTTTTGGATGGCCTGCTCCCAGCGCACCACCCACGGGTCAAGGGTATACTTGACAAACTCCAGCGACTGCTGCTCAATGTTTGAAAAGCTTGACTTCTCAAGGTCGCCCACCATATGGGGCGGCACGCGGAATATCCGGGCGATCTCGTTTATCTGGAATTTCCTTGTCTCCAGAAACTGCGCCTGCTCCGGCGGGATGCCGATTGGTTGGAACTTCATGCCCTCTTCCAGAACGGCAATGCGGTGGGCGTTGGCGCTGCCCTGATAGACGGCGTTCCAGCTTTCGCGCACCTTTGCCGGGTCCTTGAGCACGCCGGGATGTTCCAGCACGCCGCCCGGGTTTGCGCCGTTGGCAAAAAAGGACGCACCGTACTCTTCACAGGCAATAGCCATGCCTATGGCGTTCTTGGCCATAGCGATAGGGGAGTATCCGATCAGCCCGTCAAAGCCGAGCCCCGGGATATGCAGCACCTCGTCGCTTCGCAGGTACACCAGTCCAGCCTTCGGATTTGTCCTGCTCTCATCACTGTCTCGACGGTAGGTGTAAAACAACTCTCCGTTTGGAGCCCTGTCCACCGTCATCTTGTTTGGCAAAAGGGGATAAAGCGCCAGCACCCGGCCTGCGCCGTCCCTGATAACCTGGGCGTAGGCGTTTCCCCATAAAAGAAGATGACTCATCAGCGCCTCGCGGAACACGAATGAAGTCATCTCAGGGTTTGGCTCGTCATGGAGCAGGTAATATAACGGGTGGGTCAGCGCTTTTTCTTTGCCGCCGTCTTCTTTATACCGGTACACATGCAGCGGAAGACCGGCGATGGCCTCGGCCAGTATCCTCACACAGGCATACACAGCCGTTGTCTGCATGGCCGTCCGCTCATTGACAGCCTTGCCGCTGGATGTGCCGCCGAAGAAAAAGCCGTATGCGTTGCCGAACAGGCTGTTTTTCGGTTTGTCCCTTGCTTTGAACATGCGGGAAAAGATATTCATATAAACAACAACCCCCTTTCATCGTAAACCGAGCCGGTATTCTCCCCGCTGTGCCTTAATGCGCGGTCAAGCGCCATAATTAACGCTACCGCACCATCTATTCTCTCGGTGGATTTTTCTTTATCCGGCTTAATGTTTCCGGCGGGATCGGTTTTGACATAGATATTGTCCATCATCCACCGCAGTACTGGATTACCACCATGGGCGATGCGTTCTTCCAATGTCAGCTTCATCAACTCTTTTGTAGGCGGCGACATATCCTTGAAACCCTGACCGAATGGAACAACCGTAAAGCCCATGCTTTCCAGGTTCTGCGTCATCTGCACCGCGCCCCACCGGTCAAAGGCTATTTCCTTAATGTTATATTTCATTCCGAGTTCCTCAATAAAGGTCTCGATAAAGCCATAATGCACCACGTTGCCCTCAGTGGTGTATAAAAAGCCCTGCCGTTCCCAAACATCATACGGCACATGATCCCGCCGCACGCGCTGGTCGATATTGTCCTCCGGTATCCAGAAAAAAGGCAGGATCTGATATTTGTCCGATTCATCCAGCGGCGGAAACACGAGAACAAAGGCTGTGATATCGGTGGTGCTGGATAAATCAAGCCCGCCGTAGCAGATGCGACCGCGCAAGCTTTCCGCATCGACGGGGAAGGCGCACCTGTCCCATTTGTCCATAGGCATCCAGCGCACCGATTGCTTTACCCATTGATTTAAGCGAAGCTGACGGAATAAGTTTTCCTCTGCGGGGTTTTGCTTGGCGTTTTCAAAGGCCACCCTCAGTTTTTCGATGTCAACTGTAATGCCCAGCGAAGGGTTGACCTTTCTCCACACCTTTTCGCTTGTCCAGTCGTCGGTATCGGCTGCGCTGTAGATAACCGGGTAGAAAGTCGGATCGATCTTTCGTCCCTGCAGGATGTCCTCCGCTTTTTGATGCACCTCCCAGCAGATGGAGTTTCTGTCGGTGCCTGCCGTCGTAATCAGAAAGAAAAGCGGCTGCTTCCTTGCGTCGCCGGAACCTTTGGTCATAACGTCATACAGTTCCCGGTTGGGCTGCGTATGAATTTCATCAAAGATAATGCCATGAACATTCAGCCCATGCTTGGTATACGCCTCCGCTGAAAGCACCTGATAAAAACTGCCCAGCGGTTTGTAAATCAGCCGTTTTCTCGACAATATCGGCTTAATACGGGACTTTAACGCAGGGCATTGCTCCACCATGTCCACCGCCACGTCGAAAACGATGGAAGCCTGCTGCCGGTCTGATGCACATCCGTAAACCTCGCCGCCATGCTCAAAATCGCCGCAGGTCAGGTATAAGGCGATGGCCGCCGCAAGCTCGCTCTTCCCCTGTTTTTTTGGGATTTCTATATAGGCAGTGTTGAACTGCCGGTATCCGTTCGGTTTCAAGACGCCGAATATATCCCGGACAATCTGCTCCTGCCAGTCAATAAGCTCAAAGGGCATCCCGTACCATTCGCCCTTGGTATGCTTCAGGCAGTTTATAAAGGCAACGGCGGCGTCCGCCGCTTCCTTGTCGTATCGGGAACCTTCCGCCATAAACTTGGTTGGCTTATATCGCTTTAACTTCCGCAGCTTTGCCGCCTCCCTTCCTGAAAGTGAACAAGAAAAAAGGAACCTCCTTACGAAGTTCCTCTCATCAAGTGGATTTCTATGAAATTTCTATGCCGGCGGCGTCTTTCCCTATATCTCCGCTTTATCCATATGCGCCGCAGAATCCCGCACCGCTTTATTGAGAACGGAAATGTCAAAGCCCACGTCCATATATCCCTGCCGGATTACCTCGTAGTAGTAACGGCTAGGCGTTCCCAAAGGCCTGCCTTCATTCATGATATATACCATGGCGGACACCCACTGACCTTTGAAACGCACCTTAACCGTTTCCTTCCGGTAAAGATGCGGATATCCCTCATACCGGTTCAGCGCTTCCTCGTCATAAGGCGTGATTCTCCAAAGCAATACCGGCACGCTTCCGCCTTTTTGCCTTTCTATTGTCGCCACCGCGCCTCCATTGCCGCCCCGGAACAGCAGCCGGTAGCCTGTGAGCTTTGCGCTCCCCATAACCCTCGCCGTCGGACAGCGGCATGCCATCTGCTTCAAATTCAGGTTACTTCCGTATGCCAGATAAATTGTTCCTGTTTCCTTGTCCATCACATCATCCTCCTTGTGTTTGCCGCAGGATAAGGGGCGGCTGTCCGCCCCAAGCGCCCGTTTATCTATGCCGCCCGAAACCGCCATGCCGCGTTGCCGTCGAGGTGTTTGCAAAGGTGCTCCCGGCAGTTTTTGAATTCGTCGCCGATAAGCCCGATGCGGTTGAGGTAGGTGCGCATGGCGAATTTTTCGTTTTCAACCTGCGGCTTCTTGCTGGAAGCGCATTTTTGCGTCAGCGCCTGATGGTTCAGCGCCAATGCAAGCACTATGTAGCTCCTTATTTTCCCGGCGTGGAGCTCGCTGTTGAAGCCTCTAAGCTCGATCGTTCCGTTGCCGTTGAAAAAGCTGTGCAGGTTCAAAAAATTGTACCTACTACTATGGTAATGTTGCATGCGGCTTCCCTCATAGCCTTCATACCAGATGCTTTCGATGGTCGCCATGGTCTTGGGTTTTCTGCGGTTTAATTTTTCCACCAGCGCCTCGTCCATTTTCTTGCAAAAACGCATCCTTTCCGGCTCAATCTGCAGCGCCTTGTAGAGCAGGTCGTTCTTGCTGGCAATGATGTTGATGAAGTTGCGGATGCTTCTTGGCGTGTGGTTTGCGCTGTCAAGATGGACATGAATTCCTGCACTGCTGTTGCTGAAGCCGCCCGCCTTGCGGAGCCTCCTGATCAGCTCCTGCAGGGTTTCAATGTCCTCCCGGTAGGTGAGTATGGGGCTTACCAACTCAACGCTGTATTCGCGGCCCGCCTCCACAATCCGGCCGCGTTCCTTTTTCTGCGTTTTGATGCTGCCGTCGCTCATGAATTTCCAGACCCGTCCGTCCGGCGCGATAACTTTCTGCGTGTTGTAATAATCGTTTCCGCTTTCGACCCTCCCGCCCAAAAACTCCGCGGCGACCTTTGCCGCCTGCGCCCTTGTGATCCCTGTGAATTCAACCTCGATTCCGAATCTCGTTTCAAGCATTGTGCTTTTCTCCTCGCTTTCCCTGTGTTTTCTGCCCTTCGGCAGTGTACATTAGGCCATTGAAAACACAGGATAGCAAGGCAATTCTGCATGAGTTTCCGCCGGATTTTCAACAGTTTTTCGCGGCGGGATTTGTGTACATTTGGGCGCATTACAGCCGCCTGATCAGGTCTTCACCATAGGCAACGCCGAGGGTTGAACCGCAATCCCAATCCACAAAAATGGTGCCGATATCGTCCACAAAGGAAACGGTGCCTTGATCTCCCGGTTTCAGCGCGGCGTACGGATCATTCATGCGGATAAGCTCTACGCGTGTCCCCGGCGGAAATTCCGCTCTTATCTTTTGAACGGTTTCTTTTGAAGGAAAGCCTCCTGCGCTCATTTTTCGTCCTCCTCTCCCGGATAATATGCGGCGTACTTGGGATAATCCGTGCCGTCCGGCATCAACAGCACTCCGTCCGGCCGCCCGCGCCGCCGCACCAGCAGGCAACGCCATACGCCGTCTTCGCCAATTCGGCAGAGCTCCTTATTTTCCTCGATAAACCGGCGGCCGACGCACAGATCGGTAATGAAGTTCTCGTAGTCAATCTTTGAAAGCCCGATGGTTTTCACAACCGCAAAAGGCTTTTCCTCCTTATGCGGATGCGGTTTTCTCAAATCCTCGATTGCAAACGGACGCCGCACAAAGAAGGCGGTGTTTTGAAAATCATTCATTTTCATCCGCCGCCTTCGCTCTGCCTTTCCGGTAAGCCCCGTTTCCGGACAGCCTTGAAAGCAGCACCTTACGTTCAGTTTTGAAATCATCCCCTATAAACCCCAACCGGAGCAGGAAGCAGCGGAAAGCATATTTTTCATTGTGCGCCGGTTTTTCGGCAGCCAGCACGCGCTTCTGTGTCTTTGCCTGTTCCGCCATCTGCCTTGCCAGCGTAATATACGTCTGTACCTCGTCGGCATTTAAGGTCGCATTCCAAAAAGGGAATGTGATTTCGTTGTTTTCAGCCGAAACTTCTATGTCACAGTCAGCCGACAGCGCTTTCTTGATCAGCGTTTCCTTGCTTGCCAGCATATTTTTAAGGTTTTCAAGACTCGCCTCGCCAAAGCCGTGCAAAGCAAGCGCAATCGTCATGTTTTCCTCCGCTGACAGCCCGGCGATATTCAGCGCGTCGATCACCGGCCGGACGCTTTTGATTTCATCAAGGCCGATTTCCGGCGAATGCACCACGCCGTCCCTGTCAACCGTCCAGCCATCAGCTTCGTAGGCAAAGCCCGGCGCTCCGGCATAGCGCACCTGGCCTCCGAGGGCCTCGGCGATTATTGCGGCAATAACTTTTCTCTCTTGACCGGCAACCTTCTGTGAAAAGCGGAAGCTGTTATTCCTCATTCCGTACACCTCCCATCAAATAAGCTAAACCATTTCTGATTCCCATAAAAATCCCACCTTTCTTTTTTGGTGGGGTACATTAACGCTCTGTTTTAAGGGGAAAGCAAGGACATTTTTAAGCAATCTGTGTTTCCGCGTAAGGAGTTTTTTCACCATCGCACAGCAGGAAAACCGAATCTGATCCAAATTGTGAAACATAGCGCTTTACAATCACATCGCAGTATTTCGGGTCAAGCTCCATCATGAAGCAAATCCGCCCGGTCTGCTCAGTGGCAATCATTGTCGTGCCGGAACCTCCGAATAAATCAAGCGCCAAATCTCCCGCACGGGAACTGTTGAGCATGGCCTTTGCCACAAGCGAAACGGGCTTCATGGTCGGGTGCTCCTCCGACACTTTCGGGCGGGGTATCTCCCAGACATCCGACTGCTTGCGGTCTGCTAGCGGACAGAGGCGCGTTCCTTCCAGCCAGCCGTACCAGATCGGCTCGTACTGGGTATGATAGTCCTTGCGGGACAGCACCAGGCTGTCCTTTTTCCATATAATCGTGCTTGACCAGTGGTACCCTGCCTCCCGCAGGGCGTTCATAACGTTGCCCCATTCCTGGGCAGACATCACCACATAGGTCATGCACCCGGCCTCCGAAACCTCGCGCATACAGTTAAAAGCGCGCAATAAAAAAGCGCCGAATTCCTCGGTGCTCATCCTGTCGTTTAGAATTTGCCTCGGCTTCCAGCTTGGATGTCTGGTATCCGAACCGTAATCCACATTCCATGGCGGGTCGGTGAAAACAAACCGCGCCTTTTGGCCATCCATCAGCTTTTGCACATCTGAAAGCAAGGTGCTGTCCCCGCACATCAGACGGTGACTGCCAAGCATCCATATGTCGCCCCTTTGGGTAACCGGAGTTTTGATTTCTGCTGCCGCCTTTTCCGCATCGAAATTATCCTCTTTGACATTGGCGGCAGTCTTATCGCGGAACAACTCGTCTATTTCCGCAGCGTCAAACCCGGTAAGGGAGACGTCAAAGCCGTCTTCATTCAAACCTTTAAGCAGATCGGTCAAAAGCGGGATGTCAAACTCTCCGCTGATTTTATTCAGAGCCACATTGAGCGCCTTTTCCCGCTGCTCATCCAAATCAACCACAACACAGTCGATTTCCTTATACCCCAAGGCAGTCAATACCTTATACCGCTGGTGGCCGCCGACGATATTCCCTGTGCGCCTGTTCCATATGACCGGCTCTACATATCCGAACTCCTCAATGGAGCGGCAAAGCTTTTCATATTCAGAATCGCCCGGCTTTAAGTCCTTCCGCGGGTTATATTTTGCAGCTTTTAATTTTTCTGCAGGTATTTTCTGTATCTCCATAAATGCTAACCCTCCACTTTCATAGCTTTTTCGCCGGTGAAGTCCTCCCAGCGTTTAACCGCCAAATCGCAGTATACAGGCGACAGCTCCATCGCATAGCATTTACGCTCGGTCTGTTCTGCCGCAATAATGGTCGTGCCGCTGCCGGAAAACGGCTCCAGCACAATACCGCCCTTATCGCTGTGCATTTTGATGCAGCGCCATGGAAGCTCCACAGGGAACATGGCGGGGTGCTCCTTGTTTGCCCGGACTGTCGTCATCTCCCAAATGCCGGCATAGCCCCACTTCTTTCGCTCTTCCTTGGTCAGCCGCTTCACAAATCGGTAGCTGTGCCCGGCAAAGGCCGAAAGCCACACATACTCCTGATCGTTATATTCCTCTGCCTCGCCGTTATTGCTGAACGCCGAAACGTATTCATACTGCTGAACCGGCTTGTTTGAAACAAGGTGATAGGGTCCAACGCCGAAGTTTTGCCCCTGCTTCTTCCAGATGCGGATCCATATGGGGCGGTAGCCGTTATCCAGAAACATATTCACGCTGTATACGCTGGTAGGCTCAATAAACTGGGAGCCGGTGGCGTAAAGGTCGCCCAGGTTCCAGCAAACAATATCCGCATGCCTGCACAGATTTCTGATAACCGGGCGCACGGTTTCAAACCACGGCTCGATCCCAGCTTTCTCATATTCTTTGCCCACTCCGTATGGCGGGGAGGTAACCGCCATCTGTGCATGATTGCCGTTCATTAACTTCTCAAAATCCTCCTCGCTCGTGGAGTCGCCGCACATCAGGCGGTGGTTCCCGAGAAGCCAGATATCGCCCCGTCTGGTTGCCGGTTCACGCTGAATAATTTCCTCGTGCGCCTTGTCTATGTCAAAGCTGTCCTGCACCGCTTCCTTGGAGTACCAGCGGTTGAGAAGCTCGTCGATTTCCGAAGCGTCAAATCCTGTGAGCGACACATCAAACGCGCCTGCGTCAAGCTCGGCCATCAGTTCCGCCAGTTTGTTTTCGTCCCACTCGCCCTGAATCTTGTTGAGGGCGAGATTAAGCGCTTTTTCCCTCTGCGGGTCAAGTTCCACCACGACACAGTCGATTTCGGCCTGCCCCAAATCCAGCAGCACCTTCAGCCGCTGGTGTCCGCCTACCACATTGCCGGTCTTCTTATTCCAGATAACAGGCTCCACATAGCCAAATTCCTCTATCGAGCGTTTAAGTTTTTCATATTCCTTGTCGCCGGGCTTTAAGTCCCTGCGGGGATTATATGCCGCGGGATTCAACAGCTCGGCTCTGATTTTCTGTATGTTCAAATCAACCACCTCTTCTTGCGGTCAGAAGTTTTTCCATCACGTCGTCGTGCGGTGTCGCCCCTTTAAATTCGCTGGCGCAGTTTTCGCGCACTACTTGGTAAATCTGATACCACAGGTTGTTGGCCTGCTTCATGAAGCTTTGGCTCATGGCCACATAAGGCGAGGGAATGGCGTTGCCGGTGGTCGGATGCTTGGCAAGAAAGCCGAACTCGGTAATGCATTCCTCGCACTGGATCCACCGCGCCACGCTCTGGGCGTATTGCTCGATTAGCTGCGCAGGGATAAGATGATCACACCGGCGCTCCTTAAGCCACTGCCATGTTTTTTCGTATATTTCCACCGCCAGCGTCGCCTTGCCGTTCTTCTGCTTTGCGGCGAGATAATCCCTCGGCGGCGGCATGCTTTGTCCTTCCAGATCTGCAGTGTCCGTAAACTCCATTACCATAAGCTTGCGTCTGCCTGGGTTTCCTTCCAGAATCTTGTCAGCCAGCGGCTTTTTCTTCTGTCCCGCGCCAATACGCGCTCCGCCGCGGCTGGTACCGTCCTTTGCCATACACATCACCTCGATTCATGTAATTAATTGGGGCCTGCAAAGCGCAGTTTGCGACGACGAGGGTATATACCCCGTTTGAAACCGCGACTTTTCGCGCGCGACCCCACGCCCGTTGCACAAAACTACTTCGCCAAAGATTTTGACCCCCCTATCGTCTCGCCCATCGCTCTCCTTCGCGGGCAGTGATCGATGAGTGGCATTGTTTGCACAGGCTCATAAGGTTACTGTCTGCATTGGTTCCGCCTTTGGATAAAGGGATAATATGATGTACCTCTTCAGCTGATGTAAGCCTTCCGTACTTTTGACATTCCTCGCAAAGCGGGTGCTCTGAGATATATCTGTCCCTGATGCGCTTCCATGTCCTGCCGTAGCGTTTTCGTGTTTCCGTGTCGCGCCCATATTTGTTGTATATTGCGTCCATTTCCTTTTGGTGTTTCTCGCAGAATCTTCCGTCCGTCAGCTCCGGACAGCCGGGATAGCTGCACGGGCGCTTGGGTTTTCTTGGCATAGTCCCATCCCTCATGCATGGAAAAAGCCCTCAGGGCGTTTGCCCCAAAGGCTTCTGTGTGATTATCATACTATTTCATGCTACAAGTATAGCACAGAACAAAGCAAACAAACCGCCATCAAACCGCCAACTTTTATTTGCCGAACAGCATCAGTGAAAGGCGTGAAAGCGCCTTGCTGCGCAGGCGTTCAATCTGTCTTTCGCTGTAATTGAGCTCGCACTGAAGCCTGGAAGCTGCCCCGGAACGCTGGTTGCCGGTCATATAGAATTCACGCAGGATATGCTGTTCCTCATCGGTCAAGGCGCCCCACGCCGGTTCAAACCAGCCCATGTATTCTATCGCCTGACGGTAGCGTTCCTGAAGCACGTCCAGCTTGTCAAGAGACTCCGCCAGCGCTTCCTCTCCGCTTCGCGGGTTCCACGCCCTCGGAAGGCCGGTAATCTTAGCCGCGCGGGGACTAATCATCCGGTCGTAAAGTTCTTTTATCTCCTGCGGTGTGATGTTGATGACATTCCGCATGCTGTTGTAGTCCTTGATGGCGGCGATCGTCGCCGCCGGTTTGTCTATGTATCTCCACGCTATCACGAGCGCCCACCTCTAAGTTTTCAAGAATGGATAAGCCGTTTATAACGGCTCTGACATCTTCGACGCTTGTCACTTTGAAGGCCTCGCCCTTTGCAGCCTTGATTTTACGCATCGCCGCTTCCTGAAGCTTTGTCAGCCTGCCGGACGCTGTTTTCACCTCAAAGGCGACAAACCTGCCTTTAAAGCAGTAGATGATGTCCGGCAGACCGGCTGTGCCGTACATGCCGCCGTGCTCTTTCCAGCAGAAGCATTCCGGCACAGACTTTAAATACCGCATGATTGCGTTTACGATATCTCTTTCTGCCATAACGCCGCTCCTTAGTTCCTGAACGGGTTTTGAACGGGAGCGAACGGGTCGCGAACCGGTTTTAGGTGCTAAAAACCCAGTATTTTTGCCGCTTTGAACGGGTTGAACGGGTTTTTATCCATATTCTTTTATATATATTAATTTCTCTCTATATACCCCTTGCTGTTCTGGTTCCTATATAAGAAATAGGAAAAAGTGGTTCACCTCGTTCAAAGTCCGATATTACAAGGCTTTTACGCGTTTTAAAGCGGTTCACGGCCCGTTCGTTTTTGCCCCAGACCCGTTCAATATGTTTGCGTGTTCTCATATCATTGCCCATTCAAGCGTATGCCGCGCCATGTTTTGCGGCGGCTGACCTTTTCAAGCCCGCGCTCCACGCGCTCGCCCAGGCTTTCAATATCCTTGTTGAAGTTGGCCTGCGACATCGGCTTGAACCCGTTTTTCAGGCAATAGTCCCGGTATGCCTGGAAAAGCTCCTCCCGGACGCATTCCGCATCTTCCTCCAGTATGCAGCATTCCTCCACAAACGACAGGGCGCTGTTGCTCTCCACCTTGTATCTCTGCAGCTCGGCTTTAGTCATTTCGGTTTCCGAAAACGCATAGCCGTTCGCAATCAGGCGCTTAAGCCCCTCAAGCGCCCACATAAAGATGCCGTCCCGCTCCGCCGCGAGTTTCTCTATGAGGTTCGGGTCCCTCTTTTCCGGCGGCACCGGGTTTTCAAACCGGATGATGATGAGCCTGCGGTAGAACCCCTCGCTGCGGTCGCCGTAGTTGCGGGGGATCTCGTTGCAGGAAAACAGAAGCCGGGCGTAGGGCTTGAAGCTGAAAGGATTCTTGTTCTTGCGCTCGGCGGTGATGTAGTCCTCTCCGGTCAATGCCTTGAAAATGCCGTTGTCGTCTACGCTTTTCGAAGGCAGGTCGGCAAAGATGTTGGCAAGCTTGCCGAACAGCTCCGCTGTTTTGAAGCGGTCACTTAAGGACTGCCATGGGATGTTGCTTACGTTTTCGCTCCCGAGTAGGATTTCCTGCGCGACGGACAGCAGCGTCGATTTGCCCGCGTTGGGCGCACCCACCAGAACGAAGCTCTTCTGCGCCTTGTTGACCGGGATGAGGAGGTACCCGAATATCTCCTGCACCAGACGGATTTCCGCGTCTCCCAGAATGCTCTGAAGAAAGGCCATAAATTTCGGGCACTCTGCGTTTTCATTGTACGAGGCTTTGAGCTGCACCGTAGAATAATACTCCGGCGTGTGCGCCTTGAAGCTCCCGTCCAGCACGTTGTACAGCCCGTTTTTAAGGTTGATGATAAAAGGGTTGCAGTTGATTTCCCGGATGGGTTTGTAAATGAGCATCCGCCACTGGCCCTCCGTATCGTTGATTGCCGACATGGTGGCGTACCGCTCGATGAGATGCCCGCGCACCCTGGCCGCCGCCTGCAGATCGGAAGCCGCTTTGTATACGCCGTTTTCGTAGATGTAATAGCTTTCCGCCCCGTAAAAGGCGCTGACGTTTTTGGACATGTGGCTTGCAAGCAGGCCCGGGATAAAGCGCAGGCCGCCGCGCTCGAAGGGTTCGTACCAGTCCGGCAGTTCTTCGCCCATGGTTTCCCGCTTTGTTTCCTTGCTCTCGCGGTATTCCTTGAAAAGATCCTTCTGCAATGTGGAAAGGGATTTGACTGCCGGAGTCTTGAGCCCATAATGCTCCTTCATTTCGTATTCAATGAACGTCCCGGCAATAACCGGATCCGCATTGTACAGAAAATCCCGGATAAAATCCTGCGCTTTCTGCACGTTGTCCACAGCCGACTTTGCAACCGGCTGCCCGGACAGAAATTCGCGCAGTTCCTCCACGGAAAGCGGCTTGTAGCAGAGGGCGGCCGGAGCCTTGCAGCCGCAGGAACTGTCCTCCAGCTTGGGGCACCTAAAGCCCTTTTCCGCGATCGTTCTGCAGGTGATGGGTTTCGTGCCGCTCTCCAGAAAATGATTGATTTTGTCCTGCGTTTCTTTATGGCTGTACTTAGGATACGGTTTTGACAAGGCGTGGATCAGTCGGTCTCCGCCTTCAAAAACCGCAAGGTTCGCAATCATTGCATACCAGTCATGCTCCGAAAGCGTCTTTGCATTGTCCCTGCAGTGCTGTATAAACAGGCACCGCCTGCCGACCAGCTCAAGGCCTTTTCGCGTTCCTTTCGGAGCGGGTGTGCCGGGTTTCGGCTCTTCCCGGATCTCCGGCAATGCCGCTTCAAGCTCCGCCTGCGTATAGCGCAGCTCGGGGCTGAATTTGATGCACTCCACCATGACCGGCTCTTCCTTGCAATGGTAAAAGCCCGGCAGGCGCAGCACCCGGCTCTCGTTGACGCAGGCTGGATCGCCGTTGAATTTGGCTATCAGGCGTTTTTGCACCCGGCGGAAATCCTCGACTTTGGCATTCTTCATCAGCCAGTATGTGTGCAATGATTTTCTAGTCTTGACGATAAGCGAGGGCTCTAGCGGAAACGCTTCAATCGCGGCAAGCTGCTCCTTAAAACTCAGGCTGTCGCACTCCACAAACTGGGCGTTGATGCGGGTTATATCCGCATCCTCATGGCCGCCGTAATTGACGACAAAGAAAATGCCCCGGTTCTTTGCGTTATGTTTTTTCAGGGTTTCCATCATGCTGCCGATTCTGCCCGCAGCGCACTCCAGCTTTGTACCCTTGAAGGCGGGATCCTTCCGGTCGCTGAATATCCGCAGGCAGACCGTTTCGCCCGCGTCGAAAAACGGGCGCAAAAACTCCTCGATGGGAATATCCAGCGCTTTAACCCCTTGCACTTTGCTTCACCTCCGCGCATTGCCCGGTGAAATGCCGGACGGGGATGCCGAGCCGCTTTGCCTTTTCCAGTTCTATCGCCATGCCGGGGGATATTTTATTACCGAAACACCACAGTTCATGGCATTTTGAGAGCAATACCAATCCCATAAAGATAGCAAGGTTCCTCTGGGTTTTGTCGCCGTCATTCATAAACTGCGGGAACAGCAAATGGGGCGCCAGCGGTATTGCGCCTTTCGTTACGGCAAACCGGCAATAGCGCCTTGCCTGCTCCAGATTATGCTCAACGTCGCCTGCCAGCGGCGAGCAGATGAACACCAGCGGGCGGAACGCCGCTTTTTTTGCCTCCCGCGTGGTGGCCAGCAGCGCTTCATAAGCCGTCAGATCAAGGTATCCTTCGGCGTTGTATTTGCTTATGCCCATACGTTAACCCTCCTCTGTGATTTCCTCTAATTCTCCAAACCTCACTCCGAATGCCGCTTCTGCAATAATTGGCACGTCAAACTCCTCAAAAGGCCGCTCTTCCATGCAGGCTTTGACAAAGGCCGCCGCCTCGCGCACCTTGCCTTCCGGAAGCTCAAACACCAGCTCGTCATGGATCTGCAAAACCGGTCGCAGCCACATCCTCTGCGGCAGGCCCTCAATGATGCGGCCCAGGGCAAGCTTCAAAATATCCGCCGCCGTTCCTTGTATCGGGGTATTGAGCGCGCACCGCTCGGCAAAGCTCTTTTTGCCCCAGTCGGCGGAAGCAATGTCCGGCAGATACCGTCTCCTGCCAAGCCAGGTTTCCGTATATCGCTTTGACGCCGCGCGCTTTTTTGTTTCCTCCTGCCACAAGGCGAGCTTTGGGTAACCTGCTTTAAGGTTTGCTATAATCCGCTCGCATTCCGAAAGCGGAGTGTCCAGTCCAGCCTTGAATTTCAGGTTTCGCTGAAGCCCCTTTGGGAACAGGCCGTAGAACACCCCGAAATTGCAGTTTTTCGCGATAGCGCGGCGTTCCTTGTAATGCTCCGCGTTTTTGTCCGCCGCCTGCCCGAAGGGGATGCGGTAGATAACGGACGTAGTTTGGGCGTGAATGTCTCCATTGTTCCTATATGTTTCCAGCATCCTCTCGTCCCGGCAGTAGAACGCGCCGACCCGAAGCTCGATCTGGGAAAAGTCCAGCGAAAGCAGCGCCTTCCCCTTGGGCGCGATAAAGAAATTGCGCACGCCGACTGGGTCGTTGTCCTTGCGGGGACAGTTACCTGTTATGCACACACGGCCGCCCCGACGCACAACGATAAACCCGCTGGGTACGCTGACGCAGTAAACCTTACCGGAGAACGCCATCGTGTCTTTTTCGATGTTGCTGGTCAAGCTGTAATTCCGGTCTGTCACATCCAGCTGATAATTGACTGCCGAGTTGGGGTTGCCGTTGTGGTACCGGCGCAGATTGGCCCGCCGCCCTGTCAGCACATACAATATCTGCATCCAATCAGCATTCTGCTTTACAGAACTGCTATAGTGGTTGCTCCTTGTAAAGCAACCGTCCCAATGCAAAATCTCGGAAAGCAGCCCGTTCACGGTCTGGCGATCATAATCCAACAACCACTTGCCCCACACTTTTTCATCTCCAAGAGTACGCATGATCCACGCACAAAACGGACTTTTTTTGAGCCGCAGGGTTACCTTGCCGTCCTGCCGAACGCGGTCAGAAAACGGCAAATCCAACTCGTGAAGAGCTTGCAGCAAACGCCGGTATTTCCGCGCCTTTGCGAAGGTGAAATCAATACCGCCGTCGTGATAATAACCATCGGCTTGCGCTGCCGCCAGCAGCGTAATTTCTGCAGGTTTCAGATGTTTATTGCCAAAGCGGTATTGACCCGCATGAAGCTGCCTGCAGTCGGCGGCGTATTCCGCAGCTGGAACGATGAAAAACTGCCGTGTTTTTCTGTTTTGCAGCAGACACCGATGGTCAGGGGTCATACAAAGGTCGATGTGCTGATTTTTTAGACACACCATTTCTCCTTCATACTGCCGGACAATGATCTCCAGCGGAGACACAAAATCAATTTCACCATCCAACCACTGCGCAACGCTGTCCCCAGAGGCCAGCTCGGGAAACGATACGAAACCTCGCTGGGTAAGGATTTCGGTATTTTCATCAAAACAGTTTTGAAGGTTTGGATTTCTTGCCGCAAAGCGTCCCGTCTCGGTTCCCAATGGAAACAGGTCAGGGTGGATTCTGCCGGTGACGCTGTTTATATGCTCCAGATACCCGTCTATGTAGGTGGATTTGATCTTGCCCCATCTGCGGTACTCCTGCACCAGTTCAAACAGCGCCGCAAGCTCCGGCCGGTTTTCGCGGCACCATTCTGCAAGCAGGATCATGGCCTCGTCGTCCATGGCTTCCTGGTATTTGGCCGTCGTTTTAAATACCGGCAGCTTCAAATCGTCGTACAGATATTTTTTGAAAGCCGAGGTTGAAGCGTTCGCCCCGATATTCACGTCGCCGGTCGTAAAAGCGATCTCTTCTTTTAATTGCTTAATCCTTTCCTCGGCCTCCGCCTGCTTTTTAAGCATCAGTTCCTTATCCGCAAGCAGGCCGTTGTACTTCATAAACCCGCAGTAAACCGCCGCGGGCGATTCAAGCTTTTCCACAATAAGGCGGTGCTTGGGCAGATATCGGTTAAACCAGTCATTGAACAGATGATACAGCCGTAAGGTAAAGTCGCTGTCGGCACAGGCATAGCGGATGGTTTCTTCGTCCTGCGGATCCAGTTCGTCGAAATACCGGCCTGCCGTCACCGTTTCAAAGCTTGGCAGGTTCACGCCAAACAGTTCCTGCGCGAGCGTCTTCAGCCCGCTGTCTGCAAGTGTCCTGAATGCTGTATTGTTTTTCAGCGTCATCTGCGCCGCCGCGATGGTGTCATAGCAGGGCGGCTGCAGCACGACGCCGAGGGCGTACAGGAACATTGCCTCAAAGCTCAGGTTATGAGCGATTTTTACAATCTCTTTATTTTCAAACACACTCTCTGACAGCCATTGCATGATCTTATCCGGCGAACCGGCATTCCTTCCTGTTTTATGCCTTAACGGAACATATACAGCCGTTCCTTCGAAAATGGAAAAACTTACTCCAACAATATCCGCCTTATGGGCGTCCAGCGCCGCCTTTTCATCCCTGCGGCATTCCTCCCGGGGTGCGGTTTCAAAGTCGAATGCAATTAAGCGCGCTTTATCAAGATACTCTCGTAATTCCGTTAAATCTGTCACGCATTTGTATTCCATAGTCCCTCCTTGCCGCCCGGAGCAGGGAGGCGGCATGCGCCGCGCTCCCCGCCACAGGCTGTATTTCATTTTAAAGGCTCAACCGGGGTCCCCGCGAAGCCTGCTTCGTGGGGTGGGATTACTTCGCCAGTTTCGGGATCCGCAAACGGCGCTTTATCAATGTCCGCTTCCACGGTATTGTCCGCCTCGAAGCCGACCCGCCTGCTGTACTCCCTGACCTGCTCGGACAGCCTGCCGATAAGCGCGTATTCCTCGGCCGTCAGCGGCCTGTCGATGGCGAACTGTGCCTGCGAATAGGCGATGCCGCCGCTGTTGGTGGCTTTCTTTAAAGAAAAACGTGTCACCACGCTGTTGGATTTCCTGCCCTTGGACAGCAGGCGCTTGACGTATTTCGTAAACTCCTTTAAAGAGCCGGTTGGGAGGGACAAGAGCAGCGGGAAAATCTCCCCCTCGCGCAAAACATAGATCCTGCGGCGGTTTTTGCACGCCTTGCTGCCGTTTTCGCCGGTGCCGAACCGGTTCAATGGGCAGGCGGCACAATTCCCGCCAGGGTCGCCTTCGCCGGTTATGCCGTCGAAGCTTCCGCAGTCAGGGGGCTGGTTTCCTCCGGTGTATTTTGTCTTGTAGTAGGCATGCAGCGGATGATGGTACAAAATCACCGCCGAGAATTCCTTGACCGTATCCGGCTCGCCCGGGTTTTCGCCGGGCACTTCAAAAACAGTGCTGCCCGCCGACGGGATTTTAATCCGCTCAAAGCTCATATCCAAGCCGTCCAGCTCTTCCGCCATCATTCCTGCCATGTTGAAATCGGCAAGCCTTAAAAAACCGTTGTCCTGCTTGGTTAACGACGTTTCTTTTTTAGCCGACATATTCCATACCTCCAATTCTCAATGTGTTTTTTACTTTTCACATGATTACTTTGCCGCTTTTCTCATTCCGACCGAGGTTTTTTCAAAGACGTTCACAAGTCCTGAAAGCCAGCCGGGAAGCTCATCGTTGTTTTCTTCCATCTGCTCCTTGACAAAGGCCGACAGGGAGTTTGCGTTGACCGTTTCATAAACCAGATCTCCGAAACCGGCTTTTTTGAGCGCTAAGTACAGCTCCTCTTTCCGGCCCGCGGCAGCCGACGCCCTCGTCGTGCCGGTCAGGTAGAACATCACGCCGCCCCGGGTAAAGTTCTGCGTTTCGGTTTCCGCCATCAGCTCCGACAGGCGGTATTCCGTCTCGTCGATCCTGTCGTTGATTTCCTTGAGTTCCTGCTCTGCGGATTTCTTCAAGTCCTTAAGTTCTTTAAGCTGTTCTGCCAGTTCAAACATTTTCTCACCTTGCTCGTTCATGTTTTTTCACCCCCTGCCGCAAAAGGATTGAGCCCGCTTCTGTAATCGTCCACCAGCATTCTCGCCAGATCTGCCTTATCCCTCAGCGCCTTCAGCACTTTCTCATCGACGGTGCCTTTTGCCGTCAGGTACAGATAGGTGCAGTTCTCCATTTGCCCTACGCGGTGGATGCGGGCCTTGGCCTGCTCGAAATTGCTCATGCTGTAGTCGAGCGAGTAAAACACCATGGTGCTGGCGGCGGTAAGTGTCACGCCCAGTCCCGCAGTCGCGATCTGTCCGACAAACACCTGCACCTCCGGGTCGTTCTGAAACGCCGCCACCTGCTCCTCGCGGTCTTTCACGCCGCCCATGAGAAGCGAGTACCCGATGCCTTTTTTCTCAAGGAGCCTGCAGATGGCTTTGATTTCCGGTATGAACCGCGCGATAACCACCAGCTTTTTCCCGCTTTGCAACACATCCTCGATAATATCCTCCAGCGCTTCCTCTTTTGCCGTGCTGACGCGCTGCACAGGGCCGCCTTCGTCGCCGCCGATAAAGCCGCCGGTTATCTGCGACAGCCGGAGCAGGCGCGTAAGTATGTTTGTCACAGTCACCTCGCTATGACCCAACTCAGCGTAGCTGTCCCTTACCAGATCCCTGTAAATCTTCATGGCGGCGGGTTCCATCTCCACGTACCGCACAATATCGGTGGTTTCCGGCAGGTCTAAGCATTCGGCCTTGGTTGCCCGGAAGGCGACGCTGTGCAGGCGGCGCATCAAATCCTGCTCCATTGATTTTTTCAATACCGGCGTGTGGTTGCCGTAGCCTGTCATGTCAAAGTACCTATTGCGGAATACATAGAAGCTCTGGCCGAAGATGGCGGGACTCAAGAATTTGTACTGGCTGAACACGTCGATGGCTTTGTTGGTAATGACCGTCCCTGTGAGCAGCAGCCTGTACCTTGCCCGCGCGCCCAGCCGGTGCATTGCCTTGGATGCCGCGATGTTGTGGGTTTTGATCTTGTGGCCTTCGTCGGCGATGATCATGTCGGGGATCCATACGGACAATTCCTTTTCCAGCCGCCACGCCGATTCATAATTGATCACCGCGACTTGCAGGGGAGCACCGCGCATGTGCCGCAGGGTATCGATCTTCTTTGCGGCGCTGCCTTCAAGAACAGCAAGGCTGTAATCGAAATCCGCAAACTTGGCGAATTCCTCTTCCCAAACACCAAGGATAGAAAGCGGGGCCACCACCAGAACCCTGCGGATTTTACCCGCCCGATACAGAGCGCCGGCGACCGCAATGCTTGTTATGGTCTTGCCGGTGCCCATCTCCATGAGCAGAGCCGCGCCGGAAGATGGCATCCCGCTTGCCGGAATCAGCCCGAACTTGCCGCAAACAAAATTGAACGCTTCAATTTGATGTTTATACGGCGCGGCTTTAATCGGCATGGGCAGCAGCGGTTTCGGCTGTTCCACCCGTCTTGTCCCTCCCTTCGTCAGGCGGCTTTTCGATTGCCGCCAGTTTTTTTGCCAGCCGCTTTGACACCACGCTGATGGCGGTCAGGATGCCTACCAGTTCTTCCGTCGTTTCTTCGCTCTGCGTCAAAGCGGCATTCACACTTTTTTTCAT